TTCCCAAAAATGCAGAACATCCTTCGCGGCAAGGGCCGTGCTGGATACGACAAGCTGTATGATGATCTGTTCCTGTATCTCCAAGGCGCAGATGACGCGCTGTCGGAATACGGGCAGGGCGTGTCGAAACCGGCTGCGCAAATGCGAGATCAGATCACCCGCATGTCCACGCAGATTGCAGACTCTGTTGCGAACAGCAGCCTCGAGCCTGCCATGAAACAGCAGATCCTCAGCACCTTCGAGAACAACATGGGCGGTTATATTCGTCGCCTGTACCAGAAGTTCGAGAGCCCCGAAACTTGGACCGTGGACGCTGGGGTCACCAGTACCCCTACGTTCAAGCGTGCCGTGGACGAAGTCCAAACAGTCTTCGAAAGCATGGACCGTGCTCGTGTTCGCAAGGGCGACCTGATGCAGGTTCGTCCGGCTGATGTCGTGCGGGCGGATGCTGAGCAGGAGGTGAAGCGCTTGATTGGTCTCGACGCCATCAACACCGGCCTTAGCGACGATGCTATTTTGGCACTGCGCAGCACGAAGGCCAAGGAGGGCGCGCGTCAGTTTGGCGGAAAGCCTCTGTACTCGATTGCTGAAGGTCTTTTGCAGGAGCGCAGCAAGCTTCTTACCAAGTCACCCTCGTTGCGCGAACTGCTTGGCGAGATCAAAGATCCGAGGCAAGCGTACCTTCGCACCGTGGAGGACATGTCCCGCGTCGTTGCGGGCAATAAGCTCTATGACCAGACCCTGAAGCAGTACGGCAAAACCGGGGCAGAAGCCCTCCAGATGATCAACCAAAGCCAAGGTCGGGCGATCCCCCTTGTGGTGTACGGGCCGGATGCAGAAGCCCTTGGCAAGGAGCTGGCAGAGTCCCGTGGCTACGTGAAGCTTGGTGAGCCACGCTCTGACACGGTGTTTGGTGGGTCTTATGGGCAGATGACCGGGGCATACGTTGCCCCCGAAATCTTTGCAGCGTTGACCACTCCGCAGCAAATGACGCAGGGATTCTTGAACGAGGCCCTCGCTCTGGCGCTGCAGGCAAAGGGTGCAGCCCAAGCCGCCAAGACGGTGTACAGCCCCCTGACACAGATCCGGAACTTCATGTCTGGCACGTTCCTCACCATGGCCAATGGCAACATGATGCGGGGAATGCCGTTTGGGGACTCGTTCCGTCTGACCGCCGGTAAAGCTGCGAACCTTGCCGATGACGAGTTCCGTCGTCTGTTTGAGTTGACAGGTAACCTCGGCCTCCGTGACCAGAACATCACCGTCCAAGAATTCCGGAACCTTCTCAAAGAGGGTTCAAACCTCGGGTTCTCCGGTAAAGTTCAAGACAAAGTAACGTGGCTCAAGGACCGCATCCCTCTCGCCAACTCGCTGGAAAAGCTCTACGCCAACTCTGACACCTTCTGGAAGCTGGTGAACTGGAACGCAGAACGGGCCAAGTACGCCAATGCTTTCCGGCGCGCGGGCCTTGCACCGGATGCCATCGATCAGATCGGCGATGCGCTTGTGCGGTCGGGCCTCGGTACTCGGACCTCGGAGCTTACTGGGACGGCTGGGTATCTCGACACTCTGGCCGGAGATATCGTCAAGAACACCCAGCCCACCTATAACCGGGTGCCGGAGGCGGTGAAGATGGTACGCCGTGTGCCGGTGGTTGGTAACTTCGTGGCCTTCCCGGCCGAAGTTATCCGCAACACGACCAACATCTTGGACCAAGGCCTGCGGGAGATGAGCTTCCGGGCAGGAGATGATCTTGTCGCACGGATTGGCCAAGACGCTGCCCGCAAACTGGAACGCCAGATCCGGGCTATCGGTGCGCAGCGCCTGTCTGGGTACATGGCCTCTGCTGTGGCTGTGCCTGCAGGTGTCCAAGCGGCAGCCGCAAAAACCCTTGGTTGGGACGAGGAAGGCAAGCCTACGATTGACGACCTGAACAAGATGGCTCCCGAGTATATGAAAGGGCACCAACTTGTTCCTCTGACCCCGGCAGGGGATCCGAACGTCGAGTACATCGATCTCAGCTACATGATGCCATATGACTTCGCTCTTGCTCCGGCTCGTGCTGCGCTGCAGCTATACAGCGAAAAGGGGGAGGTTGGGTCGAACGAGGTGGAGCAGCTGCGCTCCGCGGCCTTCGCTGGGTTGGGCAAACTCTTTGAGCCGTTCGCCAGTGAAAGCCTTGTCGGCGAGCGCTTGGCAAACGTGACGCTGCGGGGCGGACGTACTCCGACCGGGTCGCAGGTCTTCACGGAGAACACCCCGTTTGGGGAGAAGGTCTCGCGGGGGTTTACGCACGTGGCCGGGGCCTACATCCCGGGTGCGGCTGAACTGTTCCTGCAAGAAAAGCTCGGTAAAGTTGTTCCGGGTCGCGTCACTCGCGCCGTTACGGGTACGCCCAGCGCAACCGGGCAGCCGTATGACATCTACGAAGAGGGTGCGGCCCTTGTCACCGGTCTTCGCCCCATGCAGGCTCGCCTGCCGGAGACATTCAGCTACAAAGGGTTCGAGTACAACCAAGCCCGTCGCGATGCTACGTCTGTGTTTAGCCAGGTGGCCAACGCAAACGACAGCACCGCAGAAGATGTGATGAAAGCCTACGAACGTGCCAACGCCCAGCTTATGCGGGGACAAGCCCAGCTCTATGACCTCGTTGAGACCGCGCGCCGTCTTGGCATGAGCGACCGCGAGATCAGGCAGCAGTTGATTGACGTCGCACAGCTGGGCAGCAAAGAGATCAGTGCCATTATGCGTGGAAAGTTTGACCCTCTGGGGATCTCAGACGACCGCGTTCAGGCCGTTCTCCGCGAAGGCCGTACCCAAGAACGTGTGATCCAGCGTCTCCCGGTCCGGGAACTAAGACAGCTCGAGCGTAGTCTGAACCGTCAGGACCTGATCCCTCAGGATTTCAAGCAGCCCGCGACTGGTCCTGTCTTTGATCCGAACCAGCCGTTCGAAGTTGCGCCTTCTGTTCCTGCTCCGACTGTACAAGGGGCGGCTCCTGCCGCCCCGGTAATCGAGACAGGGCCAGCACCCGCGGCCCCACAGCCTCCGCGCGTACTGACCAGAAGTGCACCTCCGTCTCCTGCTTTGTTGGGGTCTGATCCGATTTCTCAAGCTCGTAATGCTGAGATCGCACAGCGTCTCTCCAATCAGTAGTAGGCGACATATTCTACGGAGACTCCGTTTCCTCCGAATAGGATGACAAGGTCGTTGGCCATCTCCAGGGCTTCTTCGAAGATCTCCTGATCTCCGGTCACTTCGGCCGTGCTCAGGAACATGTCGATCATGCGAAGGAGAGCCTCGATCTGAGACTCGTGCATGTCCTTGAACCCTAGCGCTTTGACGTTGTCATCGAAGGTCATTCGACTTCTCCCCAGTTGTTTGGCAACCCGCGAAGTGCGGGGATGTCATCATCCACCTTAGAGGGGATTTTCAACGGGAGGCCGGTCTCCATGATCTCCTTAATCCGAGCGGCCTGTTCTGTCCCCTCTACTGAGAAGCATAACTCATCATGCACCGTCAGCAAAGGAACCATTCCAGCCGCAAAGCAATCAGCCATCGCTTTCTTGGTTTGGTCAGCAGCCGACCCCTGGATCAACTTGTTCAAGGCCTTGTAAGTAAAGGCTCTTCTCAGGCGGTTTACGCCACCATACTTTTCCTTCGCCTCCTCCAACGGAAGAGGCTGGTTGTATCCAAAGGATGTTGGCTCCCACAGGTGAAAGCGGCACAGCCGACCGAGGACCGTGCGGATCTGTCCGTTCTTCTCCGCCTGCTTGCTTGCCACTTCGGCCAACTGCTTCACGAAGGGAACCTTTGTGCGGTGCTCCTCGATGATATTTTTGGCCTCTTCGTCTGACACACCCAGCTGAGCAGCCAGCTTTCCGACACCCATCCCGTACATAATACCCAAATTAACTACTTTGGCCTGCTTCCGAGTGATGCCTGCGATGTCGGCCACCATCTGGTGCAGGTCAACGTCTCCCTTGTGGTACTCCTCGACGATGGTGTCGACGACCGGGCTACGCATGCTGTCTGGCATGGACGCGGCGAAGTGTACCAGAAGTCGGGGCTCCTGCGATGAGTAGTCGAACGATCCCCACATCTGCCCTTCCTCCGGGATGAACAATCCCCGGATGAGCTTCTTGATGTCCGGATCGCGCGCCGGGATTTGCTGGAGGTTGGGGTTCGAGGAAGAGAAGCGGCCCGTCACCGTGCCACCATCGTCGCTGCGAAGCTGGTGGAATTCTGTGTGGATCCGTCCCTTGTGCTCGTGACGCAAAATGCTGTCAATAAATGTGCTGTCCGCCTTGTCGAACTCGCGCAGTCTGACGATGGCCTGACACACCTCGTGCGGGTGGGCATTGAGGTACTGCTTCGTGAACGACGGAGCACCCGCCTCGGTCTTGGGATACTGAAGGTTCAGCGCGTCAAAGACCTGCTGTACCGATGCGGCCGCCCAAGGTTCGAGGTCCACGCCTGTACGATGTTTGATGTAGGACTTCAGCTCTTGCACCTTGGCCCTTAGACCTGCCCGTGCAATGTCCGCCTTGTCCAGGTCTACACGCACTCCGTTCTGCCGCATCTTGACCATGAGCGGGATGAGCGACGTCTCGAGGTTGAAGATGTGCGTTAGGTCTTGGCTGGAGATCTCCGTCTTCAGCCTGTCCCACAGCTTCATCGTCATGAAGGCGTCCTGCTCAGCGTAGGCCCCAACGTAGGACGCAGGCAGCCGCCACATATCAGCCTTCGGATCGATGCCCCAGTCTTTTGCTGCAGCCCGCAGCATCTTCTCGTCCTTCCGCATGTCGATGTAGTCTTTGCCCAAGTTGTTCAGGCTGTACGAAAATCGGTTCTCGTCAACGATAGCTCCGGTGATCATGGTGTCGATCACCCGACCTTGGACCTCGACCCCTTCTGCCAACAGCCAGCCCAGATCGTAGGTGGCGTTGTGCATGATCTTGTCGATGTGCGGCGTGGCCATCTGCTTCTTCAGCCACCGCATGGTCATCTTCGGATCGAGGTTGTGTCCATTCTCATGGCGGATGGGGAAGTACCAAGCTTGGTCCCCGGCTGCGATAGCGATGCCTACGATGAACCCGTCGTTGCGGGCCCAGCCCGGACCCAGTGTGGTCAGGTTGGGGTCACAGGTCTCGAGGTCGATAGCGATCTGTGGGTAGGGCGTCAGGTCCGGATAGCCGGAAGGGATGTTCCAATCGGGCTCGAGCTTCTCACCAAGGTCCATCCTCTCAAAGAAGGCGATGGTGCTCTTGTCTTTACGATCTCTCGCCATCCGTCAGTCCTTCTCGAAGCTTCCGCCCAGTGCGGAATATCCCACCTTATCCACCCAGCTGTCTTGGTGGTCTATCGTCTCCAGCAGGCGGCAGGTCTTTACCCAGTCCATCATCAGGGCGACATGCTTGGCTGTGATGGGGGAGTTCGCCTTTGCGGCCTCACGGACGATGATGTTCCACCCCTCGGCGATACGATCAAAGTTGTTCTTGGCATCCCCATAATCCTTGGCGCGCTGCCCGGAGATGAGTTCCTTTGCGGTGTCGATGATCTCGTCGCGTGTCATATCTGGTACCTGTGCTTCTCGAAGCTTTCGATGATGTGGAGTTCTTTGCGGGCCCTAGTCACAGCCACGTAAAAGATGCGGTGCTCGTCATCCGGGAATCTCGTGTTCGTAGCTGCCGCCGACGTCGCGCAGAATACGACGCAATTGTCATCCTCGCCACCCTTCATGGCATGTATCGTCGACACCTTGATCCGAGGCGGCTTGGTGATGTCCTCCCCGCTGTTCTCCAAGTGGATCAGGTACGCCCGCATCTCACTACCAAATCCTAGTATCTCGAAGGCATCCCGAGGATCCTCGTCGAGCAGATCAGACTTGGAGATGAACCCAAACTCCCGGATCAAATCCGCCAGCGTCAGCGTCGAGCTGGGATCGGCCGCATCCAAAAGCTTGCCAG